AGCCGGAACAACCTTCAGAATCTGTGTCACCAAGGTAGAAACCAGGGCTACGATTCCCGTAAAGCTTCCAAGGTCGATAAGGAACGATGTTTCAGGTTCTGCAGCCGGAAGTACGGTCTGTGCAAATGAAGCCAGTGTTGTAATCAGACACAGGCAGAAAAATAAGATAATCCGTTTCATTTTGTCGTGCTTTAAAGTTTTAAAATCTGTTTTCTGTTGTTTCCGTCGCGCTTGTAAGACACATGCACCCACGAAAAATTCTTTTCGTCAATCAGCTGGTCGAAAGGCAGATTCTCACGGATGTAATCAAAGAGTTTACGGTTTTCTTCCTTGCTTCCTGCTGTAATGTCGGCAGCTTCACCTTTCAGATGCTGGCTGCTTGCCTTACCTCCTACCAGCCGGTTCAGTTGCGGACAACGGTACCCTGAATTGACGGTAACAGGTTTTCCGTACCATTCGCGGAGAGGGTCAAGCACATTGTCGGCAAGGGCTTTCAGATTACCCGCCTCCTGAAGAGGCGGTGTATTCTTTATTCCATGAGCGTCGGCGGTGGTACTGGCACAAAGTTCACCCATTGTAAAGCGTTTCATACCTCATTCCTCCTTATGCTTCAAGTTCCTCACCGGCTGCAGGGTCTTCCTGTAACTTTTCTTCCAGTCCGCTTACGCCTTTTTCTCCTCCATCAGACATAGCCATGGCCATTTCATCGGCTTCAGCTTCACGTCTGGTCTCAGCCCAGTTCTTGTCAGCCGTTCCCTCCTGGTCGGATGTCTGTGCAGTAGATCCGTCATAACTGTAGATGGCACCGATAGCCTCCATCTTCTTCGGAAGTACGATGTAGTAGTGACGGAAGTTCACTTCGTTCTGCTGGTAGTCCGGGTTGGTCTGTGCGTCGCGGTAATACATCTTGGTGCTACCCTGCGCACGGAACACACGCTTGGTGTAGAAGCAGAAGGATGCCTGATGGTCAGTGCCCGAAGGTGAGTTCTTGAACGGAACTTTTGTGCCTTCCTTGGTAAAGTACGGACAGTTCTCGAATTCGTACACCTCGAATCCGTACATGTTGGCAATCTTTCCGGTAGTGTAGTTGTAATACTGGTCACGGAACTTCTGGTCGTCTTCCAGCAGGTCGTTCACGTGGTCTGAGCAGAGCACCAGACGTCGGCCTGCGGTGGGAACCTGCAAGGCATCCAGCTTGCGTTTCAAGGCGATAATATCCTTTCGGGTACATTTCTTACGTCCGTTGTCATCTTCACCGGAAGTGGGCACTACCGGAGTTTTCGCCGTGTTACTGTTCGGAGCCAGCGCATGAGCCGCTTTCTTGAACTTGGCGATGGTAATGGCGTCGCCGTGACGCTCAATCACGCTTCCCATCTTGTCGTAGGAGATGGCAAAGAGCTGGTCGTCCGATACCGGAGTCTTCTTGGTCTGGAACTTATCAAGGCCCAACGCAATATCTCCGTCTTCCAGTTCCTGTGCAGCGATGGGATACGTGGTGTTGTTAATCAGCACGTCCGGGTCGCCGCCCACATCTACCAGGTGTACCACTTCGTTGTTCACCGCAGCCGAATAATCGGACACACCGTCCAGGAATGAGGCGGTCATGCCCCCACGAAGCTGCTTCACCAGTTCGCCCGTCCAGACTTCTGTATAGACACCTTCCAGTGCCGCACCTTTCGGCAGGAATTTACCCAGTGCAATAGGAAGCACCACTCCTACAATCAGCCCCCAGAATCCTGCATTCGGAATTCCAAGGCAAGCCAGGATAACGATACTCATCAGCACATTCACCAGTGTGCCGGTTACGAATTTTACGATTTCTTTTCTCATGTTCGTGTTTTAATTTGTGTTCAACAATCAGTTAAGTTCCGGACAGTCCACACCGTATTCTGCCTTGTACAGCTTGCGGTACTGCTGCGGGTCGTTCTTTCGCATCAGTTTCAGTTCCTCTGACGGAACTTCGCTCAGTTTTTTCCAGTCGCCGGTTGCCGTCGGCGAGGTATCACGGTTCAACACCATCGACGGCTTTACCGTGCCGTGCATGGCCTCAAAGGTCAGTTTCAGGCTTTCCTGGCCGACTTTCTTTCCCAGCTCGATAAAGTGAGCTTTCTTCCCGGCTTCAATCTTTCCGGCAGTCACGGCTTCCTCCACCAGCGACGTAATACCTGCCAGCCGCAGGGTGTCCAGTTCCTTTTCCAGTTTCTCCTTTTCGGTACGCAGGGTCGCGTTGGCCGTCTGGTAGCCGAGCAATACGTTAATCTGTTTCTGCACTTCCTGCAGTGTGGCGGTGTCCGCCAGCCCCAGCATCAGGGCGATGGTTTTCAGTTGTTCGTTCATTGTCTGTAATGTTTGGTTTTCATTAAAGCTTTCTTTCAACAGCGGCAGGTCGCATCCGTCTCCTGCATCCAGCCTGATTTCCCGCCCCTCGTAAGAGAGCCGGATGTTGTCATCGTTACCGCCGATGTCCACCATGCTGTATTCCATCAGCTTGCAGCGGGTTACGGTAGGACGGGTTTGTCCGGGTTTCAGCAAGGCAGCGTCTTCGCTTGTTTCCAGTATCTCGAAGTTGGGCGAACCCATACGTAGCGTGCCCTTTTCCCATTGCTGCTTTGCCAGACGCGATTCTTCGCGTACCTCATCAAACCAGGGTTCGCCGGTCACTTCTCCATCCGCTACGCGTATATCCTTTATCATTCCTATTACCACGCCCCGCTGGTGCATCCAGAGCAGTACGGGATTCCGGCTGAACTGTGTCAGGTCGATGCCTTCGGTACGGATCCACGTGCCGTAGCAGTTCAGCGTTTCGTTCGATATTCTGATTCGTTTTGCCATTTTTCCGTTCGTTTGACGCAAACTTACTCTGCCTTTCCCGTCCGGGCAAAAAAGTGTGTAACGGTTGCAAAGAAGTATGTAAATGATGCACTGTTCTCTGTAACGGTTGCACCCCTTTTTCGTGGATGCACGAAAATGGATGAACTTTGTCGTAAACGAATATTAAATACAAGGTAAAACATGGCTAAAAACGACACAAAACAGGAGCTGGCACGGGTGCTCTACATGAGCGGACTTTCGCAGGAAGAGATTCTTCAGAAAGTGGAAGTGAGCCGTCAGACGCTCAGCCGGTGGATAAACACCCTGGGCTGGAAGGAGATGAAGGCGGCACGCAGCATCACCCGTCCGGAACTGGTGAACAAGCTGCTGTCTTCCATCAACTCCCTGCTCGACAAGGCGAACGAGCCGGGAAATGAGGATATGCTGGCCAGCCTGGGCGACAAGCTAATCAAGACGGCCACCGCCATCGAAAAGCTGGAGAAGAAGGCCAGCGTGGTAGACCGTATCGACACGATGATTGACTTTGAGAACTGGCTGGCCGCACACCGGGATGAATATCCCCAGCTGACCAACGAACTGTTCCAGCTCGTAAACCAGCTGCACAACGATTACCTGAATGAACTCTTCGCCCAGAAAGGAGGCTGATCATGACGGAACAGGAAAAGAAAGAAGCCCTGAAACGATGGCAGGAACACTGCAAGCGGGTGGAACGGATGACCTCACAGGAACGGATGGAAACCGAAGCGGAACGCAAGCGGAACATCGCCCGTGCCCTGAAGGACTACGACTGTTTCTGCCAGCGGTACCTGCCACATTATTGCCAGTGTCCGAATGCGAAATTCCATAACGAAGCTGCACGCTACATCGCCTCTCATCCCGAGCTGCGTCTGGTCTGCAAGTGGCCGCGCGGTCATGCCAAGTCGGTACACCTGGACATCGGCATCCCACTCTGGCTGAAGTTCCGGAGCGAACTGCATGTCATGGTACTGGTGGGCAAGAGTGAAGACAGTGCCGACGGTCTGCTGGGAGACTTGCAGGCAGAACTGCAATACAACCAGTACCTCATCCGGGACTTTGGCGAACAATACAACAGCGGCATGTGGCAGGAAGGCGAGTTCGTCACACGCGATCAGTGTGCCTTTTTCTCCAGAGGCCGTGGCCAGTCACCCCGTGGCTTGCGTTTCCGTGAAATGCGTCCGGACTACATCGTGGTGGATGACTTGGACGATGATGAAATGTGCCGCAGTGAAGCCCGTGTACGTGAGATGACCAACTGGATAAAGGAAGCTCTGTTCGGTTGCTTCGGCGGCAAGGACGGGCGTTTCATCATGGTGGGTAACCTGATTGCAAAAAACTCCGTGCTGCAGAAAATCATTGACACGCCGACCGTGAAGACCATCGAAGTGAATGCCATCGATCGCAACGGGAATCCTGCCTGGCCGGAGTTCTACACCATCGAGAAACTGCGCGACCGCGAACAGTTCATGGGCTACCGCTCGTTTCAGAAGGAATACATGAATAATCCCATCACCGAGGGAGCTGTGTTTCAGGAACGGTGGATACGCTGGCGACCGATGCTGAAACTGAAATACTACGAGCAGATAGTGCTCTACATCGACCCTTCGTGGAAATCATCCGGAAAAAACGACTACAAGGCTGCCGCCATGATAGGCCGCCCCAGGCGTGGACTGAAAACCGCCTCCCATCGGGAACTGCATCTGCTGCGTGCCTTCTGCCGCCAGTGCAGCGTGGGCGAAATGGTGCGCTGGCTGTACGATGTCTACGAGTCACTGCCCGAAGATGCAGCGGTCAGCATCTACATGGAAGCCAACTTCATGCAGGACACCATTCTCGATGAATTCCAGCGCGAAGGCGACGCACGGGGCTACCAGCTTCCTATCATGCCGGACAAACGGAAGAAGCCCGACAAGTTTGCCCGTGTGGAAGCTGTCAGTCCGCTGTGGGAACGAGGATTCTTCTGGTATAACGAGAAGCTGAAGGAAGACCCCGACCTCCGTGCCGGAATCGACCAGACGCTGGCCTTCGAGCAGGGAAGCCGGGCACACGACGACTTTCCCGATGCCTGCGAGGGTGCTATCTATAAATTACAGAAACAAACCCGTGAGGCTTCGTTCACTCCCCGGCTGGGCGTGCGGCGACCTCCTAAAAACTCATGGTAACTATGTTTATCACCGAACAAGACTACATACAGGTCAGTGCCGATGCGCTGAGAATCATCCAGCAGGCCACGGACGACAACCGCCTGCTGGCCGAACGCCGTGCCATGGACCGGATAGCCAGCTACCTGGACGGACGTTATGACATGCAGACGGCCTTCACCGCCGAAGGCGAAGCAAGAAACCTCGACCTCGTGGGGCTGGTGGCCGACCTGGCACTCTACTTCATGGTGCTCAGTCTGCCGCAGAAAATGGGATATGAAATCCGGAAGGAACAGTTTGAAAACGCCATCGCCTACCTGGAGAAAGTGCAGGCAGGCAAAGCAGTCATGAACCTTCCCGAACTGCAACCAACGGGCGAGGAAGGAGAACAGACCGGTGCCGGCATACGCTACGGTTCCGACAAACGTAACAACTATATCTGGTAACGATTATGGCAAAGAAACCGAAAATAGAATATCTCAACCGGATGAATGCCGCCGAAAGACGGCGCATCAAGGAAATGAGCGTCAAGCTCCAGCTGCTTACCGAAGCACTGACACGGCGCGACCTGGCCGACTGGCGGCGTGCATGGCAGATGGCCATCAACGTGGACAACCCGAACCGTACACGTCTGCTGAACCTCTATACCGATGTGGATGCCGACCTGCACCTGACAGGATGCGTGCAGCAGCGCATGGGATTTGTGTTGAACAAGAGTTTCAAGCTCTGCGACGCGAAGGGCGTGGAGAATCCGGAACTGACGGAACTGTTGGAAGCTCCCTGGTTCAAGGAATTCCTGCGGCTGGCGCTGGAAAGCAATTACTACGGCCACTCACTCATTGAACTGGGCGACGTGGTGGAAGTGGACGGACGGATGGCCTACAACCGGGTCAGCCTGATTCCGCGTACACACGTCATTCCTGAATACGGTGTCATCATCACCCACGAGAATGACACCTGGCAGGTGGGTTATGACTACCGGAACAGCGAAATGACCGACTGGTGCATCGAGGCAGGCGGTACGCATAATCTGGGCCTGTATCTGAAATGCGCCCAGCAGACCATCCCGAAAAAGAACATGTGCTCGTTCTGGGACATGTTCGGCGAAATCTTCGGCATGCCGCTCCGTGTGGCTACCACTACCAGCCGCGATCAGAAGGAATACGACCGTATCGAGCGGATGCTGCGCGACATGGGAGCAGCATCCTACGGACTGTTCCCCGAAGGAACGACCATCGACCTGAAGGAAAGCACCCGTGCCGATGCGTTCAATGTGTACGACAAACGTATCGACCGCTGTAACTCGGAACTGTCGAAAGGAATCCTTACCGTCACGATGACCATGGAAGACGGGGCCAGCCTTTCGCAGAGCGAGGTACACCGCAAGATGCTGGAAAACCTGATTCAGAAGGATGCCGACCTCATCCGTGACCTGGTGAACTGGCAGCTCATTCCCCGCATGATCCGTCACGGATTCCCGCTGAAGGGCTTTCGCTTCGCGTGGGATGAGTCGGTAGACTATACCCCCGAACAGCAGGTGGCCTACGAGCGTCTGCTGCTGGAGCATTACGAAGTGGAGCCGAAATACTTTGTAGACAAATACAACATCCCGCTGAAGAGGAAGAAAGACACTTCCTCCATCACGGTTCCGGATATGAAGAAAACTTCACAACAGAAGTCCGGAAAGGAAGAGCAGAAGCTGGCATTGCCGGAAGGGGAACACCCTTTTTTCGACTAAGCCCCGATGAATTATCGTGCAAGGCGAACGTAACGGAACTTGTTCCGATTGCTGAGCCGAATCCGATAATGCGTCTTGGGAAAGACGACTATAAGGGGCTGCATCAGCGGTACGCCGACATCCTGAAACTGGCGGCTGAGGAAGAAGAAGAAACGGAAGAAGCCATGGAGTTCCCCACCCTGGAAGCCGGATGGATGCTGCTCATGGGATGGCTCTATCAGCAGGCAGAAGTATCTCCCGAAAGCCTGACCGCCGAAGAGGTGCAGCGTTTTATCCGTACTCATTCCGACGTACTGGACGGAGCGGTGGACACCGCCCTGAAGGAAGTCCCGCTGGACGACATATCGGTGCAACGTCTGAAGGAATCGAACTACGTGTTCAGCGGAATCAAGACCTTCCACGAACTGAACGAAGCTTTCCCCTCCCTGCTGGATGAAGAAGGAAACCGTAAACCGTTTAATCAGTTTTTAAATGATGTTCAAAAGATATATAATGCCTACAACGTGCAGTATCTGCGTACGGAATACAACTTCGCCCAGGCTTCCGCACTGATGGCGGCACGATGGAAGAAATTCGAGCAGGAAGGCGACCGATATAACCTCCAGTACCGGACCATGTACGATAAACGGGTACGACGTACCCACCGGATGCTGCATAACATCACCCTGCCCATCGAAAGTCCGTTCTGGGACAAATATTTCCCGCCCAACGGATGGAACTGCCGCTGTACCGTGGTACAGGTGCGCAAGGACAAATACCCCCTGAGCGACGAACAGGAAGCCATGAACCTGGGCAGTCAGGCCACTGCCGGAAAGTATCAGGAAATGTTCATGTTCAACCCCGGCAAGCGGATGACCACCTTCCCGGCATACAACGGATACACCCTGCGCAAATGCAACCAGTGCGACTATCGTCCCGACAAGATGAAGCTTGCTGCCGACATTCCGGAAAATGAGGTATGCCGGGCGTGCAGGTTACTTCAGGAAATGCGTGCTGGAAAAGAAAAGTTGCAGGAACAGCGTAAGGCTGCCCGACAGTGGGCTAAAGAGAATCTGGTCGGTAAAACCGTGCTGGTGCAGGGAATACAAAACCCTGTGGAATTTACATCAAACGGTATCAAGGAAGCATTGAACCAGCCCCACAAGTATGTAAGGGCAAAGAATGAAGCAGTCTATAATCTGATTAACCTGCTGAAAGATGCCGAACACGTTTTGGAACGTCCGGATGAAAAGGGGAATCCCATGGTCATGAAATATCATTACCTGCGCATCCGCATAGCCGATGAAGATTCATTTGCCGTAATCCGGGAACTGGTGGACGGAAGATGCCAGTTTTATTCCATCGTGGAGAAACTGAAAAAAAGAAAAGAGAGCGACTGAAGCCTTTAGTGAAGGATCTGCAATCCAACCCAGTACCTCGAGTCACTCTCTCTTTTGCAAATATACGATTAATTCATTTAAAAACAATGTATAATGGCTGAAAAATCAAACCAGGTAACCCGTGACCTCCAGCGGCGCATCAACCTGCTGGTAAGGGAGACACTGAAAGACATACGTACGGAAGCGCTGGAAGAGTTTGACCGGAACTTTGAGCGCGAAGCCTTCTTCAATGAGAAGTGGGCACGCCGCAAATTTAACGACGACAAGAGCCGGGGACTGCTCATCCGCACCGGAAACCTGCGCCGTAGCATCACGGGGCGGGTAACCGACCGTGACAGTGTGGTAATAGAAACGACTGAGCCGTATGCCCGGATACACAACGAAGGAGGAACCATCACCGTAACCCGTAAGATGAAGAAATATTTCTGGTACCGCTATCAGACCGTAACCGGAGGAAAGGCTGCCGACGGATTCAGTAACAACCTGCAACGGAAGAAAAACGGCGCACCGCGCAACAACAAGCGGAACCGTGCGCTTACCGCCGAAGCGGAGTTCTACCGTGCCATGGCCATGAAAAAGGCCGGAAGCAAAATCACCATCCCCAAACGCCAGTTCATCGGCAACCATCCCGACCTGGAAAAACTGCTGAAAGAAATCTTTTACAATAACGCTAAAAACTTTGACGCACTATGAGACGTATGCTTTATCTCGGCTTGACCGAAGCACTGAAAGAATTGAAAGACGACGGCGGACAGCCGCTTATCCGGCACATTGACCTGTGGAACGAGCAGGTGGAGTTTATCGAACAGGAAGAGCCGTTTGACACCCCGGCAGTGTTCATCGAATTCCGGCCCGTGCAGTGGCGCACGTTAAGCGGAACCGTCCAGCAGGCAGACGTTCCGTTCCGGCTGCATGTGGTCACCAAATGGAAAGGAAGCGCAAGGGACGGAAGCATGTTTCAGGAGGAATCGCTGGCACGCTTTGATTTGCTGGATAAGATTGACGCGCACCTGTTCAATTTCTTCCTCTCTGTCCGGAATGAATCTGTCTGCATGACCCGCCGCACGGGAAGCAGCACCAACCATAACCACGAGGAACTGATAGAAGATATAAGCGATTTCACCTGCCAGGCCACACAGACCTTTTAACCGAAAAGCGTCAGCTGCCGCTCTGCCTGGGCGATGCGTTCCGTCACGCGCGGATCGGCACTGGCGTTGATAATGTTGTAGAAAGTCTTTTCGCAGATGCGGTATTTCGGCCAGATATAGCGTCGCAGGATTTCACGGTTCGAAAGTCCGCTGCGTGCATGCTCATCGTAAATCCGCACAATATCCTGCACGCGGAAGGCATAGCTCATTCCCACTATTTTCTGACGACTTTTCCTGACCATATTACCCTGATGACTTTCCGCAAAAATACGAAAAAACACACACAAATCAGCATATTCATGCATCTTTTCACATTGTGTTACAACTTGCTCAACGCATCCTCATTTTCCTGCCGTAGTTTTGCCTTTGTCAATTGATAATTGACAATTGTGAATTGACCTTTTTATTCTTCATTATTAACTCTTAATTTTAAACTATTATGGCAATCAACTATTGTGTTGTAGGGATGCAGAATCCTTTAGACCGCGAAAGCGGAGAAATCAAGTATTACCCGAAGGCTCAGGCCAGCGGGTCGGTAGGAATCAACGAACTGGCAGAAGAAATCTCCTACGCCACCACACTGACCGACGGTGACGTGCTGAACGTAATCCGTGCCCTGGTGAAGCGCATTAACATGCACATCGCAAACGGGCAGATTGTGAAGCTGGAGAACCTTGGAAGCTTTCAGGCACAGCTGCAAAGTCACGGCTCCTCCACTGAAGACACCTACTCCCCATCGCTCATCCGGAAGGTTACCCTTCAGTTCCGCCCCGGCATCGGACTGAAAGGACAGTTGAACAAGGAAAACCTCACCTTCAAAAAGGTGCCCAGCCTGAAGAGCCTGAAAAAGCAGGAGGAAGACGAAGGAGGCCTTGAATAACTACTACGTAGTAAACCCATAATTACTACTTAGTAACTGATTAATTACCCCGTAGTAAACGCATTGTTACTACGGGGTAGTTTGTTTATCTGATATTTTTATTATCTTTACATTCAAACACAAACATTATGCACGCTATTTATCTTACTGACCTTGCACTGCGATATTTTCCCCGCTCTTCTGCCCGCAGTGCTGTTACACAGCTTCGCCGCTGGATTACTCTCAACAAAGATTTACAAAAAAGGCTGGACGAACTTCACTACAAGAAAGGACAGCGCACGCTTACGCCACTTCAGCACGAGGCGATATGTCATTACCTGGGCGAACCCTGATTCATGAATAATTAAAAATGAAAATCCCCGGCATCCGGTTGCGGTGTCGGGGATTTTTTGTTAGTCTTCAATGTAGAAATCATATTCCAGCAACTCTTTCATGTACCGGTCACGCTCTGCTTTAGATTTAAAATCACTTCTAATTGTTACCCATGAGTCAGGATTATCCAAATTTTTTGCCTTGATAATTGGTTTCCCATTTCTTTCTCCGGCTCTTATTATCCAAAAACCTGAATCACATACTTTTTTTTGGTCTCTTGCGTTCATAATTAATCACTTGTTACTGTGTACGTACCTTCTTCGCATGATTCGATTCTAATGTCTATTTCACTCTTCACATCTTCCAGAACTACCATCGCTCCTTCATTGGTAAAGTCTGAAAGAACCTGGTCGATGAAATCCATTATTTGTTCTTTTTCGCTCATATTATTCCTCCGTATTTCTTTGCTTTAATTCACTAATCTGTTTTTTTAATCCTTTATATGTTTCTTCCCAATCCTTGTCTGCAAGAAGATAACCTACCCTTACAGCACTTTGCGCCCCATACAGATAAGCTTTTGATAAAGCTTCTTCCATCCATTCCTGGAAATGGTTCATATCCTTACATGGACCAAGTATTCCTTTACACTCCATAATTTTCTTTGCAAAATCATGGGCATCTTTCTGATACCCTTTATCATTCATTACATTTGGTAATTGTTTTGGCATCATATTTATTTCTCCTCCTTTTACTTTTATCGGTTACAAATCTCATTCATGGCTTCATCCCATGGAATCTCCCCAAGGTATTTCAAGCAGGCATCCCAACCAGCTAAAAATCCCTCGCTAAACTCATCTGCACAGCAATCTTCATCACAGTCATGCGCGATATTTTCTCCATCGCAAAATCGGCAATAAGCACGTTCTCCACAAGCATAATCCCCGTTGCATTGGTAATGCTGGTGAACGGCTTCCCTAAGCATTTCTTCTTTTTTCATAAATCAATAATCTCAATTTTCAGACTTGTTTTTAAATCACACATCATGTCGATTGTGTCGTTGTTTTCCACATCGAAGCAGATGCCCAGGTATTCCGGGTTCTGCTTCGAACGCTGCACCTTCAGGTCGCATGGGCGGCTGTGCTTGATCCATACAAACATAAACTGATTGATTGCGCTGTAATGAATCTTTGCAGCCACCCTGCGAGGCTTGAACAGATTAAGGTTCTGGTTCTGCATACGGTTCAATCTGCTTGATTACTGTTCCGCTGAGCCAGACGCGTCCGCTGCCCTGGCATTGCGGACACACTTTATGTTCGGGATACTGATGCTGAAAATCTTTTTCTGCATACACTGTCACTGTGCCGGTTCCTCCGCACTGTCGGCAGAGGCATACACGGCGATGGATATAGGTCTTTTCTGTTTTCATCTCTTATCTGCGTTTTCAAATTCAGGTTTCACATCGGGGTCTGCTTCGTATGGATACACGTCCATGATGGCGGTTTCGGCTACGGAAGCTATCACGTAATCGGCCAGAGTGCCTTTCATTCCTTCGTCCAGCTTCTTGATAGCGTCGCGAAGGTCGGAAGCTTGTACCAGTACGTTGAATGCAGTACGCTTTTCTGCTCCACTCTTTTCATCCAGTGTAATAAACCAGAGTTTACATTTGAACCAGCGGTCGGCAGACTCTTCTTCACTTGGAAACAATTCATTGTAATTAGCTTTTGCAACTCCAGACACCTCGAACTCACCACTGATAAAAGGTGTAATTTCTTCGATAATACGCGATTCTGCTTCGGTAAAACTGAGAGCGTCTACCAGATAGGGTTCTGTTACTTTCTTGTTCATTCCGTTTTCCATTGTCTTTTCGTAACGGATTTTGCATGTAAACCAGTTGTGCATCATAATTCTTCTGTTTTTATTGATTGTTTAAATATTACGTTAGTGTAGTCTCTTCTTGAATCGTCCATACATTCAAGTCCGTTCCAGTAGCAGTTTATGCCGTGCTCAAAAAAATAGCATCCGCTGCAAGGGTCTTCCGGGTCTTTCACCTCGGCTACTTCGAGCGTATGTCCGTTCCATGTGAATGTTTCTCCTAATTTGTGCTCCATGATTCTTTGATTTTATGTACGAGTTCATCCCATCCTTTCCTCGCCATGCGTGGTTCCATCCAGCAGAGCCAGCCAAGTATATCGAGCATTCTTCCTGCAAGTTTCAGAATGAATCCCATTATAATCAGCGGCCCGATGATAATGGAAAATGCGGTGAACAGGATAATTTGTGTGCGATTGTTCATTATTCCAGGTAATAGGTGATTACGATTATGTTGTTACGAAGTACTACGACTCTCATCCCATCCCCACCATCTACGATGTAAACGAATGTAGATGTGCTGTTCATTATCAGTTTATCTTTCCTTAGTGAGAGTATCTTTCCAATGATTATTTGTTTCAGACGGTCGTAGTCGTAGAATCCAACCTCATGAATGGGTCTTACATATATCCTTTTCAGGTATTCGTGTAGCTTGATCATCCAGCGCGGCCATTTGTCGCGCCGGATGGGTGAATTAAAGGTGAGTTCTGCCATATTTATTTTTCTTCCATCCGTTGAGTTTATAAACCATATCCTTCGCTTCCTCCGGTGAATGACACTCCGCTATGGGAGTGCCTTCACATGTGGACTGGGTGTATTCATTGCGATACACAATCCAAAGAGGACCACGGCGTTCATACGTGTATTTAGGCCGTCTGGACCGCATCGCTTTCCTTCTTTGGTTCTACGTAGAAAGATTCATCCTGCACCACCTCTACGCCGATGTGGGCAAACTGTTCTGCAACTTCCGGTACGTCACGGTCGGCAAGCAGCTTGTCTTTTGCCAGTTCCTCCGTGGTGCGGATATAATCAGGAAGAAACTCTTTGCAAAGGTTCGTCACAGCTGCCCAGGTAAAGCCTTTCCGGTTTTTCAGTTTCGGATTTCCGGTTCGGAATCCGATGATACCGTGTGCCGATTCCAGACTCTTCTTCTTAGCGAACAGCGTATCCTTGTTTTCGGTGGCGTAGGTCTGCATGACCTCAAAGGTGCGGTCTTTCGTTTCGTTCAGTTCTGCCAGCTGGTCGGCGTACTTCTCACGGATCTTTGTCATTTCCTGGTCCATTTTTGCGGTCAATGACTGGGCCTTTGCGTCGGCCATTGCAAACTCGGCAAATGCCTGTTCGTACTGTTCGCGGCTTACTCCGCTGATTACTGTTTTCTTGGTTCTTTTTGCCATAATTAATTCAGTTTTAATGATTGTTTAAATGATTATTAATTGTCGGTTAATTCGTCCTCCATTGCCGCCATGTCGTATTCCATTTTCATGGCTTCGTCGGCCTGCTGTCCGCAGAAGTTTTCCAGTTCACGGAGTATCGTTACGCGGTCGCAGAAGTCAAACTGCTGCATGCGTCTCATAATGTCATTCTGGATTTGTTCGATTGTATGTTCCATAGCTTAATCTTTTTTCTTGCTGTCTTTGTAATCTTTCACTACCGGGCTTCCGAGCAACTCACGTCTGCTGTAGTACACGTTGTATCCTTTCTGATAGCGGGTAATGAGTCCTTTGTTGGCCCATTGCTTGATGGTGGTCTTTGCGCACCCAATCATGCGGCACGCATCTGCCTGACCTATGAGTTCATCGGGGGCTTCTGATATGTCTTTACGCGGTGCCGGAGCCACATCGCCCACTCTCAGTCCTAACCTGCGTTCCACCCTATCCAGGCGAAGAAGAAGCTTTTTGTACTCCGAAAGGCTCAGGGTAATTGTTTCCTCCTGCTCTTCCTCTTCTTCGGGTTCGTCTTCCAGATCCGGACAGATGGAACTGATACCAATCTTTCCGGAAAGGAACTGGGCTGCATCGCGTGCGGCATAGAAAAGAGTTTCGTTGCGTTCGTCTTCCGGAACGTCGCGCACATACCGATTGAATACCCATGATTCGCTGCGCTTCGTTTCCAGCACTTCCAACTGTATCCGGCTCACATTATCGTTGCAAGCCTTCAAGTGCTCGATGGCACGGTTAATTTCTGACTGCTTTCTCATATCATTCCTCCTTTCTGGCCATTGCCTCAAATTGTCTTTTTACTTCCTTCAGCTCTTCCAGTGACATTTCAGTAAGGTTCTTGCGGAACTTGCTGCGTGTACGGCAGAACTGGTTTATTTTTGCTTTATTCATTTCAAAGTCTGC